GTCTGTTAGTTTTGCAGATTCACTTTTTGGTACATTTAATACCGTAGATTACCAATCAACAAAAACAAAATTTGTTTGTATGTATGTTGACCAAGCATCTAAACAACTTGAAAATCCTGATACAGCAAATGGTTATAATAATGATGGGTTTGATTTAAAACGAGCAGCACAACAACCATTAGTTGATAAATTAACTGATAAGAAAGATTATGGATTGTCAAATAAAGTAGTCGGATTCGCGGTTGATTTTGGACTTCAAAATCAGAGTGTTTTTAAAAATATTACAGTTTCTCAAGATTTAGGCAAACCAACAAGTGAGTCATTACAACGAGAATTTGAAATGGCTAATTTGGAGAATGGAACTCAAACATCAACCCAAAACGTTTCGTTATATAATTTGTATAAATTAAGAAGTTATGAGGCGTCGGTTAATACATTTGGTAATGTTATGATACAACCTACTATGTATTTTGTTTTAAGGAATATGCCATTATTTGGAGGTACGTATTTAATTACAAGTGTTTCACATTCAATAAGTGTTGGTAATTTTGATACAACTTTTACTGGTACAAGAATGAGTGTATTCACATTACCAACAGTTGACCAGTTATTACAAACAATTAAAAGAGAACTTTTAAAGAATATTATTGAACAAAGTAAAACGTCTCAAAATACAACTAATCCATCACCTAATAGAACACAAAGTGAAATTTCGGCGATAGCAATTAATAATATTAATAAACAAGCCAATCCGTCAACTGCTAATTGTGAACCTAGTGGTGTGACATTTAGTGAATTTGTAAAAATTGACTCAACAATAACACCAGTTACTTATTTTGAAATTAAAAACCTTATAACTCAATTTATTACAGATACTGAAATACGAAAATTAATATACACTTTAATTCTTTTAGAAAATGATAGTGGTAGTGGTTTAAAAATGTATAATAATAATTTGGCAAATATACCCGCAACTGAAAGTATACTTGGGGGTTCAAATAAACAATTTATTGTTGATAAAAAATATATTTGTTTAGAAATAAATAATGTGAGTCAACCTTATTTTGTTTTTGAAACAATCGAAAAAAGTGTTAGGTTATTAAATTCAAGATTTGGACGATTATTTAAAAATGAAGTGGTTAATTTTGTTGACTCAACAGAGTATTCAGTACAATTTGCTAAATGTTATCTAAAATATTTTCCATACACAACTAATATTGATTATAACGCCTTTAAAGAAACTAATGCGATTGAATTAAAAAAATTAGAAGATTCTATTAAAAAGTATTTTGAGACAGAATTAAACTCTTTATAATAAAGATATATTTATAATAAAAAACAATTATGGGCACTAAAGAAATTTTAGACAGATATCTTGGAAAAAGTACAAGAATTACTGAAACTGATAAAGGTAATGGTTTCAAAGAAGTATGTGATTTAGATACTGGGGATTGTTACACAATCAGAATGAAAGATGGTTTAATTGAAAGAGTTAACAATACTCTTTATACTAATAAAAAAATAAACGTAGAAACGACACAAGGTTTTAAACAATTATTAAACGGTTAAAATGGGAATATCACAAACAATTATAGAAGAGTTACAAAGATATAATAAAATTAATAATTATATCACTGAACAAGAAGCTGGATTACCACCTGTACCCCCACCACCTGGTGCGGTTACTGGAGATGCCCCTGATGATGGAGCTTTACCACCACCACCTGACGCAGGTACAGACGCTGCTTCAACAACACCTCCGACTGCGGAACCTGTTGACATTACAAATGACCCTGATGTTGAAAAAGTTGGAGACGAAAGTTCTGAAGAAACAGGTACTGAAGAATTAGAAATTACTGATTTAGTAAAATCACAAAAAAATATTGAAACAAAACAAGAAGAATATTTTAATAATCTATTTAATCAACTTTCTAATTTAGAATCAAAATTAAATGATATGGGAAGTATTTTTACAAAATTAAATGATATCGAATCAAAGATTGAACAATATAGAGAAAAAACTCCACAGGAAAAACTTGAATTAAGAAGTTTAGACTCAGGACCGTTTAATCAAAAATTATCAGATTTCTTTGTTGATAAAGAAGAAGACATGGAAAAATCGGGGAAAAATGAGTATGTTTTAACTACTGATGAAGTTGAAAGTTATACCCCCTCAGAAATCAAAACAACTTTTAATGACTTTGGAGAAGAATCACAATACAAACCTTTGAAATTCTAAATTTCAAATTTGACTATTACGGCTGACACACTTATACTTGAATATTAACTAATAAATTATACACACAAAATGGCGACAAATTCCCTAGATGCTGTACTCGCACAGTATGAAAAAGCGAAAAGTGGAGGTAACTCTGCAAACAAAATGTCTCAAGAAGACAGAATGAAAAAATATTTTGCAGCAATCTTGATGCAAAATGAGAACTCAGGACAGAAACGTCTTCGTATTCTACCTACACCTGACGGGTCATCACCTTTCAAAGAAGTATGGTACCACGAAGTACAAGTTGAGGGTAAATGGAATAAAATCTATGACCCAGGAAAGAACGACAACGAGCGTTCACCTTTGACTGAAATTCATGACGAATTAATGTCAACAGGAAAAGAAACTGATAAAGAACTTGCAAAGGCATATAAGCCACGTAAATTCTATATCGTTAAAGTGGTTGACCGTGATAACGAAGCGGACGGAGTTAAGTTTTGGCGTTTTAAACACAATTACAAGAACGAAGGTATCCTTGACAAAATCATTCCGATTTGGAAGGCTAAAGGTGATATCACTGACCCTGTTAGTGGACGTGACCTTATTATAGAATTGACAAAGGCAAAGACACCAAAAGGTGCGACTTACACGGTTATTCAGACTGTTATGCATGACGACCCAACACCTGTTCACACAGATGCTGATACGGCTAAGGCTTGGACTGAGGACCCACTTACTTGGACAGATGTTTACTCTAAGAAACCTGTTGAATATTTGGAAGCAATTGCTCGTGGAGAAACTCCAAGATGGTCATCTGATTTAGGTAAATACGTTTATGGTGATAGTTCATCTGATGAAGGTACTATCGGTGGTTCATATGTTGACCCACAGGCGGGTGCAGAACCTGATGGTGATTTACCATTCTAATTTATAAAAGGGTAGGTACAAGTATATACAAAGTGCCTACCCTTTGTTATTTTTAAACAACAAACAATTTAAATCATAGACATTTATGGCAATAAAGAAAAAAGAATTTTCACTAGATGCAATCAAAGACAAATATTCCACAAAAACAAAATATAAAGAAACAGACTTTTATGAAGTCGGTGAAGCTTTCCATAATAGTTGCGGTATACCTGGTCCTGCTTTGGGTAACATCAACATGTTTTTGGGTCACTCAAACTCTTCGAAAACGACCGCGCTTGTCAAAGCCGCTGTGTCTGTACAGAAGAAGGGGCATTTGCCTGTTTTTGTTATCACCGAGAAAAAATGGAGTTGGGACCACGCAGTAGAACTTGGTCTTGAAGCTAAGATGGTTGATGGTGAATGGGACGGTCAGTTTATTTTTAATGATAATTTTGACTACATAGAACAAGTAACAGATTACATCAACGAACTATTAGACGAACAAGAAAAAGGTAACATTCCTTATTCTCTTTGTTTCCTTTGGGATTCAGTTGGTTCAGTTCCTTGTAAGATGACATTTGACGGTAAAGGTGGTAAACAACATAACGCATCTGTATTAGCGGATAAGATTGGTATGGGTATCCAAGCTCGTATTACCAAATCTCGTAAAGAAGATTGTCCATACACAAACACAATGGTGGTAGTAAATCAACCTTGGGTTGAATTACCTGACAATCCATTTGGACAACCAACAATTAAGGCAAAAGGTGGTGAGGCTCTTTGGTTAGCATCGGCTCTTGTATTTTTGTTTGGTAATCAAAAGAACGCTGGTATCAATCACATTACGGCAACTAAAAACGGTAGAACGGTATCTTATGCCATCAGAACTAAAATATCTGTCCTAAAGAACCATATCAATGGATTAGGATATAAGGATGGTAAGATTATTGCAACCGCACAAGGTTATATTGCTGACGATAAAGATGCTCTTGAAATATACAAAAAAGAGTATTCACAATATTGGAACGCAATACTTACAGGAACAGGTGAAATAACTCTTGATGAGACTGAAGAAACTTTTACAAACGAACCATTTTAATTTAGTTCGTGAAAAAAACACTACTTGTTGACGGAAATAATCTGATGAAAATTGGGTTTCATGGTGTGAAGGATTATTTCCACAATGGAGAACACATTGGAGCGTTGTATCATTTTATGAATACTTTACGTAAATTCATTAACGAACAAAACTTTGACAAGGTAGTGGTACTATGGGATGGTGAAGATTCCACGAGTTTACGTGGAATTCTTTACCCCAAATACAAACAAAACCGACGATTGGTTATGGAGGACGCTATCTTTATGTCCTACCTAAAACAAAAAAATCGTATCAAACAGTATTTGGAAGAAGTCTATATTAGACAATTAGAGATTAGCGGAAGAGAAGCCGATGATTTAATTGCGTATTATTGCCAAGTATCTGAAAATGAGAACAAATTAATTTTTTCATCAGACAGAGACTTAACACAACTTATTTCCGAAAAGGTGTCAGTATACTCACCATCAGTTAAAGATACGTTTAAACACGGGGATAAGATTAAATTTGATGACTTTGAGTTCCCACACTATAACGTGAAGACATTAAAGATATTAACTGGTGATAAATCAGATAACATTGAAGGTATATCTCTTTTGGGTGAAAAAACTTTAGTTAAATTTTTTCCTGAGATACTTGAAAAAGAAGTTTCTTATAACGATATTTTAACAAGAGCGGAAGATTTGTTAAAAGAACAAAAAGACAATCAAACTTTAAAAAACCTTTTAACGGGTAAAACAAAATCAGGTATCTTTGAAAAAGAATTTTTCCAAGTAAACGAACAAATTGTTGATTTAGATAATCCTTTATTGACGGATGAAGATAAAGAAGAAATACTATCAATTGTTACAGAAAAATTAGATATTGAAGGTAGAAGTTACAAGAACTTAATTAAATATATGGTTGAGGACGGGTTGTTCAAATACCTACCAAAAGGGGATGATGCATGGACATACTTCATCCAACCATTTATGAAGTTAACAAGAAAAGAAAAAACAAAAACAAACAAAAAATAAATTATGAAAGAACAAGACATTACCAAACTGGAATTCTTGATGACGGTAAACAACAATTTTATCGTACAACGTTTTTTTAACGTTAAGGGGTATAACCCAAAGGCTCACAACTCAGCCGAGTTGATTGACATTATGGATGTTTTCATCTCAGATTTGAAACAAAATTTCAAAATGAAAACAGTAAACTACATGTTGGACAATCAATATCAGATTAGTGAAGACCCTGAGGTATTGAACACATCATTCACTGATGGACCTGAGTCGTTTAACATCTATATCAAAAATGGTGATACAACAATGTGTCATTATACGTTTGATGCTAAACTTTATCCACCAAAGATAAGATACACCGTAGACATACGTCCGTTCCTAAAAGGTATCCTTTTTGGTCTAACTGACATATTGTCTGCAAGAAATTTAACACACGAATACATGGGATATGAGTTAGCTCGTTGATATTTATTCAAATAACAAACATAATATGGCTGACAAAAATTTTGACTATTTGGGAGAGACCTTCCAATTACAACTTCTTAACCAAATAATACTTGATAAGGATTTTTCACACTCAATTATTGAGGTGATTGAATCTACTTATTTTGAAAACAAATACTTTAGATTATTTGTTCAGATGGTTAAAGAATACTATTCAAAGTTTGAACACAGTCCTAGTTTTGAGACAATTCAACAAAAAGCTAAGAGTGAAATTAGTCAGGAGTTATTATTAAAGATAACTCTTGACACTATTTCTGATATACAAAACGTTACCGAAGAGGGTACTCAGTTTGTTCAGGAAAAGGCATTGAAGTTTTGTAAACAACAAGAACTTCAAAAAGTCATGGATAAGGCTAAGAAAATCATTGACCACGGTGAGTTTGAAAACTACGACACCTTGGAAGAAATGGTTAGAGGAGCGTTACAGGTTGGAAACGTGGATAGAGGAACGGGAGATGTGTTTCAAGACTTAGATGAGGTATTGGCGGATGATTATAGACACCCAATTCCTATGGGAATACCGGGTCTTGATAATCTTTTAAAAGGTGGTTTGGCAAAAGGAGAAATTGGTGTTATATTAGCACCCACAGGTGTTGGTAAATCAACATTAACCACAAAGATTGCTAATCACGCTTTTAATTTAGGGTTTAATGTTTTACAGATTTTCTTTGAGGATAACTATAAAATCATTCAGAGAAAACATTTTACGTGTTGGACGGGTATATCACCTGATGAACTTAGTAATAATAAAGAAAAGGTTATGGCAAAAATCGCTGAGATTAAGGAAACGATGCCAAACAAGTTAATTATGAAAAAGTTACCTTCAGACACATTAACAATGAATCAGATTAAGAATCAGATTAGAAAGTTGATTGCTG